TGTTTCAATTTCTTGAGCGCGGCGTCTTTCTTCAAATTGCGTTGATACTTTAGATTCCATTACAGCAGCAACTTCAAGAAGCACTCAAATCAAAAGAACAACTTGAATATAATAAGCTATCTCTTGATGCACAGAAAGCACAAGAAAAGAATGAACTTGATATGCAGAAAGCAATGCTTGATTCGCAAACTAAGATTGAACAAGAAAATATCAAAGCTGATGTTGCCTCAGAGCAGACAGAAGCAAATATTATGATAAAACAACTTGAATTGCAGCTTGAGCAACTGAAGGCATCGCAATCTCAAAATACTTTTTACATCTGATGTAAATATAAGTATAATCCGCCACTAACCAGCGGGTTATAAAAAGGAAACCAAATGTCAGAAGAAGTACTTGAAAATGTTGAACCTATTATTGAACAACCTGTTGAAACTGTTGTTGAAGAAACTACAGAATCTCAGGTTGAATCACAAGAACAGGAAGTTGTAAAACCTTATAAAGAACGCAAGATTCCGGAATCCATCCCATATTCTCGCTTTAAGGAAGTTACTGCAAAGAAAGCTGAAGCTGAAGAAAGAGCAAGAGCGTTTGAAGAGCAACTACAAGCAAAAGAAGCAGAAATAAGAAAGTTTCTTGAGAAGCAGGAAAATATTAAGCGTTATGGTTCTGTTGATGATATTAAAGCAAATCTTGATAGGATGTCTCCAGAAGAACTGGTTGAATCTCTTGCTGCTGTAATGGAATCTAAAGTATCAACGCAATTTGAAGAAAGACGCCGCGCTCAAGAAATAGAAACATATAATAATAAACTGGCTACAGATTTTACTTCAAAGATTACTGCCGCCGAAAGTTCAATTCCAGACATTCGTGAAATGGTTGATTATGTTAACCATCACGCCGCAAATATTGATCCGCTAATTAGAACCAAACTTGTAACAGATGAATATTCCGCAGAATTGATTGCTGAAATTGCTTCAACTCCAGAAATTCTAAATCAGTTAATGCATGGTCCTGTTTATGAATCATTAGCTCTTCTGGGTGAATTGAAAGCAGATATTAAGAGAGCCGGTAAACAATCTATTCAAGCAAAACCAGATCCAGTTAAAGTAAGAGTGCCCAATACTCCAAGTGGAAATGTTTCTAATTCAAATAAAACAATTCCAGCTAATGTAAGTATGGCAGAATATAAACGTTTGAGATCATTAGGATATACTTGAGTAAATAAGGGGACTAATAATCCCCTTTTTTGTTATAGTAAATATATAATAGATGACAGACATCGTAAAAAGCTGTTTTTGATTCCTCGGATGTTATTGAAGCTATTATCATCTGCGAGGAAGTAAATATATTAAAACATAAATGCTTCGTTCGTAGTTTGAATAATAATGCGCTATATGCGTAAGGAATCTATAAAATGGCTATCGCAGGTAAAAACTCAGCTCTAAAGAATACTGATAAGCTCACTAAAGAAGCTCTAATGCAGTATGAAAACTCCCTTGTCGTTGCTTCCAAGATTGATTGGAAGTGGGGTAATGAAATTGGTCGTGCCGCCGCAAAGATTGGTGATCGCGTTTCTATTCGTCTACCATTCGCTAACTCAGTTCGTCGTAATTCAATGGCTTACAATGCAGCTGCCGCTGTTGACCGTGTTGTAATCCTAACGGTTGACCAAGTTTTCGGACAGGATCTAACCATGAGCGATGCAGACTTCTCCCTATCGGTTGAAGATTTCTACAATCGTTACATGAAGACTGGTATGTCTTACATGGTTTCTGAATTTGATGCTTACGTTTATGGCGTAATTGTCAACGGAACCGCTAATACCGTTGGTCAGTACAATGTTGATCTAAACTCCGCAACAATTCTAAAAGCCAAGCGTATCCTTCAGGACTCCGCTTGCCCAGAAGATGGTCAGATTTTTGGTGTACTTGCTCCATCACAGAACGAGAAGCTTGCTAACTATCAGTCAACTCTTTTCAACTCTTCAAAAGCAATTTCGAAGATGTATGAAACTGGACGCATCGGTGAATTCGCTGGCGTTGAATGGGCAATCTCTCAGTCCGCTCCTACTCACACAGATGGAACTTGGACTGGCGTTGCTTCAACAACTGTCACCCTAACTTCCGGATCTGATTGGGCCGAAACTTCCACAATCTCTGTTAATGGTTTCACCGCAGGCGCAACTCTTAATATTGGTGATGTTTTCACTCTTTCTGGTGCTTATGCTGTTAACCCTCTAACCAAAGCAAAACTTCCAACTCTTAAGCAGTTCGTTGTAACTAACGCTGTTACTTCCGCTACAGCTTCAGCTCAGGCAGTTGTATTTGCTCCTGCTCTTGTTGCTGATGGTGCTTTCCAGAACGTTCAGTTGACCAGCACTTCTTCAAAGTTGATTGCTTACTCAACTTCTGGAACAGAAGGCCAGGATGGACTTGTTTGGCACCGTTCTGCTGTTGGTGGTGCTTCTCCAGAACTAAAAGTTCCAGAAGGTACTGATAAGGCTTTCGCTGAAAAGGATATGGATACCGGACTTGCTATCCGTTACGTTTCCGACTTCGCTTCCACTTCAGGTGAATTCATTAACCGCATTGACTCTTTTGCCGGAGCCAAGGTATTAAACAGCGACTGGATCTGTAGGATTCGTGGGTAGAATCCGAGGATAAGATGAATTAGTTCATCTTCTAATTCGGACAACATAAATATTGGGAGGGGTCCAGAAGACCTCTCCCTTTTTATTTGGAGAATTTATGTATTGTAACATTTGCGAAACGAAAAAATCAGAAGAAGAAATGAAAACAAAAACAAAATGTAAAGAATGTCATAAAAAGAAACGGGCTGAATATATGAGAAATTATAATGCTGTTCCGGAAAATAATGAAAAACGAAATAAAAATAGAAGAGATATTCAACATTCTGATCCATTAGCAAAAGAAAAGAAGCGGGAAAGTGATAAAAAGTATTATGAAAAGAATAAACAAGAAATCCGTGCAAAATATAATCATGAATATCATACAAATCCATTAGCAAAAGAAAAGAAGCGAGAAAGCGATAAAAAATATTCCGAACAAGTTAAAAACGATCCCGTTAAATTAGAAAAGAGACGCGAATCGGCAAGAAAATCTGCAAAGAAACGTCGTTCGACTCCAGAAGGAATTGAAAAAGCAAGGGAACAGAAACGAAGATATTGTAAAAATAATAGAACAAAGATAAATGACTATCGTAAAGAGCAACGGAAAACTAATGAACAATTTCGTTTGGCTGACAATTTGAGAAAAGCTGTTCGGCGTGTTATATCTGCTCATGGTATTCAGAAAACGTGGAAAGGTGAGATAACAAAAGAACTCACTCAAGCAATTATTGATAAACTTGGTCCAAGACCAACACCAGATCATCACCTTGACCACATAATTCCGATAACTGCTTTTGATTTGAGATTAAAAGAGCATAGAACCATGGCAAATGACCCAGAAAATCTTCGCTGGTTACTTGGACTCGAGAATCTATCTAAAAAAGATAAAATAGACCTCGATTTAATTAACGAATCTCCTACACTTATATGTTTTGCCAAGCTTATCGGAATCATAGTGTAAATCTTTGGCACTACATCTTCGGGTGTGGTGCTTTTTTATTTCGAATAAATATATTTGATAACCAGCGAGATATATAATGATTCAAATTCGTAAAATAATAAATTCGTCACTTGCAGCAATAAACGTATTTGGTTATGGTGAAAATCCCGATCCAAATTCAACTCAGATTTGCCTTGACAATCTCCGTTATCTTTTAGATGAATTAGCAATTAGATATATCAATTACAAGAAATTTGAATGTGTTGTTCCAATGAAAACAAGTATTACATTAGGAACAGATGCTTCAAATCCACTTCTTCCTATTTCCGGTGATTATGACAAACGACCAGCAGATATTACAAAAGTTATTTTCTCACAAGGTGATATTCATTACAATCTCGCTCTTAAAACATATGATGAATATAGAGAACAGCGTATATTAAACATTACAGGAATTCCAGAAGCCGCGTTTATTGATTATGGTATTCCTTATGTTACAATTTATTTCTATCCAGCATCAACAGCCGGAACAATTAGAGTAATTGGAAATGATTATCTTATAACCGATTCAACCACAATTAACGATTATCTTCCTATTCCTGATGAGTTTGTTGGTGGAATTGTTTCAAATCTTACACTTCGCATTGCTCCATATTTCGGTGTAACTCCGGGTCAAGATTTAATTATTCGCGCATCTTCAGACATGAAACATATAAAACAAGTATATCGTATGCGTAGACTTGAGAGACTTGAAAATGATCTTTGTTCTCCATATGGTTTTGATTATCGCACCGGAGGATATTAATGTTTAAGCAGCAACCTATTGATTTAGGAGCAGATCCATATTCGTCTCCATATAAAACAATTGGTATCGAAGAATGTGAGAATTTCTATTATGAACAGAATATTGCTGCCGGAGCTAAAACAAAATTCTCATATGTTTCTGTTCCAGGTTGTCGTATATTTTCATCTAAGACAAATACAGCTGGATGTCGTGGATTATACAGAACATCTTCAAATAGATTGTTTTCCGTAAATGGTAATAAACTTATTGAAATATTAGCAACTGGCCAAAAGATTGAACGTGGAACCATAACCACTTATTCTGGAACAGTTCAAATGGCCGATAACACATATCAGCTTATCTTAGTTGATGGCCAATACGGATATATTCTTGACCTTGCTTCAAATACATTCTCTCAGATTGATCCAGAAACATTTCAGAATGGTTCAACACATGTTACCTGTATCGACACATACTTCATTGTAAACCGTCCTAATTCAATTTACTATAATTGGTCAAAGCCAAATAATGGATTAACTTGGGATCCTCTTGATTTCGCATCTAAAGAAGGAATGCCTGATAATATTGTTGGTCTAAAAGATTGTAATAACCAGCTTTGGGTATTTGGTAATTATTCAACAGAAATCCATTATAATACAGGTGAAACAACTACTCAAGTTTGGCAAAGATATCAATCAGCAATTATTGATATTGGTTGCGCTTCAAAATATTCTATTGCTAATTTCGGAGAAAAGATTCTATTTGTAGGAATTGATAAAACTGGAGAAGTTGGGGTATATCTTAATAACAATATCACTCCTGTTAAAATATCAAATATTGGCATTGAACAAGTAATTCAAGAGCAAGGTGGAGATATTTCAAATGTTCTTGGTTATACATATGCTCAAGATGGTCACTCTTTTTACGTTCTTCAATTCATGAGTTCACAGCTTACTTTGGTGTATGATTTAACAACTGGAAAATGGCACAAACGTAATAAAGTTGTTGATAATAGAAATGGAAGAATTGAATCCAAGTGGCAAGGTCATTATACATCATATTGCTTTGGTAAGAATATCTTTGGCGATTTTGATTCAAATACTTTCTACTGGACTGATATGAATTATTACCAGAATGATTTAAATGATGGAACACAAACATTCATCAAACGTATTAAAACAACTCCTATTCAACAATCAAATCAAAAAAGAATTAGATGGAACTCTTTACAAATTATATTCAACGCAGGTGCAAATGGAATAGCTCAAGGAGCAAATCCATTATGTGGTCTTTCAATGTTGGAGAATGGTCAAAGAACTGCAAATGCTACAAGATACTCTGCAATAGGTAGAATTGGTGAAATAGAAACTCGTTGTAGATTTGTTAACTTAGGCACTTCGAGAAATAGAACATTCTCTATTGAAGTAACCGAACCAATGCCTGTTATTCTTGTTGGACTGATAGCTGAATTTGAGGAATTGCGCTCATGAAAATTCAATTTGCTCCATTATCTTCAAATATTACTGAATCTGAACCATTGTCAAGACCGTGGTTTTATTGGCTTAATTCTATCTCAAAGAACTTAGAGAATGCTTGTAGAATATTTGAAATGCCTAATTATACATATTCAATCAATGGCAATATTCTAACAATTCATTATATTGGTTTTGGAAATGAATCTTTATCTTTACCTTATCAATTAGCAGAAGATTCATTTGTTACATGTTATAGAAAAGAAAATAACAATTGGAATCTTTTCTTAATTGATTTAGAAAAAGGAACCAATTCAATCGTAATACCAAATGGGGAAATACGAATAAAAGACTTCATTGTCATTGAGCAACAGAACAAATAAATATAAACATAAGAGGTATTTTAGATGATTCCAGCAGCAGTAGCAGTTCCATTTGGGTCAGCCCTTCTTGAAGGAGTAGCTGGGGCATTTGGCGGAAGATCGCAGTCAAGAGCCGCACAAAGAGCCGCAAATGCTCAAATACAAGCACAGCGCGAAGCTTTAGAATTACAGAAACAAATGTTTGGCGAAACAAAAGAAATGTATCGTCCATATCAAGAAGCCGGGCAGCGTGGAGCAACTGGATATGAAGATAGAATAACCAATTTTACAAATCCAGAGCTTCAATATGTTCAGAAAGATTTCAATCAAACCAATTGGAAAGATCCTGGTTATGATTATCGTCTAAATGAAGCACAAAGACTTATTGACGCACAAACTTCTTCAAAAGGAATGACTCTTGGTTCTGGAGCATTAAAAGCTATGCAGACTCGCGGTCAAGATATGGCTTCGCAAGAATATCAGAACGCTTTTGATAGATGGCAGAAAGATTCAGCACTTCGTTATGGACAAGCATCAGATCAGTGGAATCGTGATTATAATTTCCAGAATCAAGATGTTGCTAATTGGGCAAATCTTATGAATACAGGAATGCAGGCAACTCAAGGTGTAGCAACGGCTGCAGGAAATTATGTAACTGGCGCAACTCCACTTATAACCGGACAAGGAACTGCTCAAGGACAGGCTGATCTTGCCGCAGGTGGAGCCGCTGCACTTAATTGGAGTAATATTGGTAAAGGTGCTGGTGATGTTGTTACTGAATGGGGCAAGTGGTATGATTCACAAAACAAAAAAAATAAAAATACCGATGCTGATGCAAGTAATATAGTCCTTGGCGTAACGAATCAGAATTATATGGGTAGAAAATAATAAGGAATATATAAAATGGCCGAAACAGGATTAAATTACGATTTGCTCAGATTGACTCTTCCAGCACCAACGATCAGATCACAGTCTGCAAAAGATTTCCTTGAAGGTTCTCAGGCAATTCGTGATGCTCGCCGTAAAAAAGCTATCGAGGAAGCGATGCGTAAGGGAGTTGATCCAAAAGGCGAATGGAACGAACAAGCGTTAAGACAATCACTTGCTGATGCTGGATTTGGTGAAGATGCAGAATCAGTTGTTAGATCAATCACATCACCAAGAGCTGAGGATGTTAGTAAAATCACTACTCTTGGAATGGAATTAAAAAATTTAGTTGATGCTGGTATTGTTTCAAGAGAAAGAGCTGAAGAATTGATGGGAAACACTTCTCAAATTACCAGAACGCCAGTGTCGCAATCTTCTGATACCGCTTGGATGGAAGGGATTCCATCATCTCAGGCAACACCACAAGCAGAATATGCGTCAACAGGAACAGAAGATGGGACTGTTCGTATTACAACTCAACCAGAGCAAATGAATCCTCTTTATGAGCAAACCTCAAGTTCAAAGAAAGCGCAGGCTGTTCCACAATTTGCAGCAAACTTAATTGATTTTTCTAAGAAATTCGACGAGACTACTCTTGGCGATGTTTCTGCAAGTCCTGGTGGGGTTATTACTTATACATTACCAGCAGGTGATGATGGGAAATTCGTTCTTGCTGGCGCTCACACTCTTGGATACACAGCTCAAGATAGTGCAAGTTTAGATGCTGAAATAAAAGCACGAGCAAGAGCAATGGTTCCCCAACCAGTTTTTGCTCCAAAAGGAAGAGATGCAAAGTCGTGGATGGAAGCACAGGCAGAATATAAAAAAGCCGTAGCTGAATATCCTGCAAAATACGCACAACAGCAAGCATTACTAATCAAAGAACTGGAAGCGGCGCAAGCAGCAAGATTTGGACAGAAAGCAACAAAAATTGCCCAAGCTGTTACACGAGCACAAGAGCGCAGAGCAGAAAGAGCGCAACGAGTTTCTTTAAATCCTCTTGATCCAACAACAAACCCAGCACTAACAAGAGAAGTAACACCAGCCGAATATGCAGTTGCTCTTCAAGGATCAGCTGGCTTAAGAGATATGGAAACTGCTTATCAAAGATATATGGAAAATCCATCTTTGGCTAATTTAGTTGCGTTTCAAATTGGCAAGAAAAAGGCAAGCGGAGAACCTATTACACAAGATGCGATTGCTTCAGGAATTCTTGAAAGTGGTGCCGTACCAAAAGAACAAGAACTATTGTTGAAGGGTGCTATTCAATCAACAAATGTAAAAGATTTGCTTCTTGGTAAAGGTCTGGATATGACAGGAATATCTTTCAATCCACAAGCAGCTTCCAAAGAATATTTTGAAGAACAGTTATTAAATCAAGTTGGTGATATACAAGATAGAGGAAGAAAAGCAACAGCTAAAGATTGGCTTGGTGGTAAAAAAGGTGATACAAAACCACCAGTTGCAGCTCCACAAACACCTCCAGCAAAGCCTTCTCGTAGAAAAGCATCAGCGGAGGATTTCTAATGGCTAAGAGATATTATACAACCACTAAATCTGGTGAAGAAGTTGAAGTTGATGAAATATTGGCAAAACAGCTTGTTGCTCAAGGTAAAAAGAAAGTTGAAGATTTTGAAATAGAGGAATACGAATCTCCATCGGAAATGAGATCAAGAGCAAAATCTGAATATGAGACTGATGTAAGAAATCTTGAGAATCAAGCAAATATTGAAAAATATGGTGCGTTTTTTCCAAGAGCAGCAAGATCCGAAACCATACCACAAATGATTGGAGGAGGAGTTCTTGATATTGCTTCGGCTCCCGGAAGATTTGCAGTAGGTGCGGTTGCAGGAACCGGGGCAAAACTTGGAGGAGGCGAATTTTTTGAAACTTATAATGATGTTGCTTCTCGTCCAGGTGGAGACCCAAACACAAATCTGGGTTCTCAGATAATTGAAGGGGCCGTAAAGGATCCGTTTGCTATTCCGATTGCTTTTACTGGTGGTCTTGCTGCGAGAATCCTGCCGAAAATTCCAGGGGTCGCTTCAGTAATTGCAAAATCTCCAAAACTTGGTTCTGCGTTACTTCATGGAGTTGCAGGAGGTATTGAAAATATTATTGCTGGTGGAATTGAACGGGGAGTTGATCCAAATAAAAAAATGTGGGACCCAGAAGCAATGGCATGGGAAGGCGGTCTTGGAACCATTCTTGGTGGAGCAGGGAAAGCTGGAGCCGATTGGCTAAAGGGTCTTGGAAATACTGATATTGGTCGCGCTCTGTTGAAGAAAACTTCTCAAAACAAATTAGTTATCGGAAAAGATGGTCAATTGGCAGCAATGATTAAAGAAGGTTATGGTGTTGATGTTGTTAATCCAAATACAAAAAGAATTGATGAAGAAAAACTTGGACGATTTTTGGTTGAACAATCTCGTGGAGATAATGCTATTGCTCAATCCAAATATACACGAGTGCCGCAATGGATAACAAACCAAAAAGAACTTGTTGGTGAGGAACTTGGCGATCTTCGAGAACTTGCTTCTTCTGGAAAACTTCCGGAAAAACTAAAGAAGCAAGATGAACCATCTGTTGCTGATGAGTTAATTAGCGAAGCTCTTGGCAAATCAACAAAAACAACAGATATTGAACCACAAAGACTGAATATTGATGATTTGATGGAACGAGCAAGACAATCTGTTACACAAGGAACTGGAAATCGCAGAAATATCATTTCTGAATCCCAAATTAAGGATTTTTATAATGATATTTACGACATATTGCCAGAAACTGGAATATCGTTCGATCCTGTAACAGGAGTAACTACACGAGACCATGCCAGACAGCTTGATCCCGTTCAACTGCAACAGTTAAATGAATTCCTCTATAATGCTGGAAAAGAATCGTCATTAAAATATCATCCATCAAAAGAACAATACGCTACCGAACTTCGGCAATTAATTTCCGACGAACAAAAGAAAATTCTTGACAACTACGAATCAAGAAATATTCCTGCCAAATATTCTTCTTTGATCGATTTGGAAACAAGAGCAGTAACCTCACCCGTTCTGAATCCAAATAGACCATCGTTTTTCCAAGGTGGTGTTATGGCAACTGGGGCTCGTGGTGTTGGTTCGTTGGCATCAAAAGCCGGAGAGTTACCAACAGCAGGGATTGTTGGGAAGAGAACTGCTAAAGAATTCCTTCAATCGGCAATAAGAACTCCTTCAAGAACACCCGAACAATCGCAAGAATCTGAAAGGAACGTGTTTATGAAATTAAAACCAGCAGATCAACGTGTTTTCGCAAGAGCACAAGATAGACTAAGATTTGATCCGAATGACCGAGAAGCAAGACAAATTTTAGATTCTTATATGATTAGATAACAAAAAAGGGAGCTTTGCGGCTCCCTTTTCTTTTTATTCAAATTTGCTATTTTTATTAACGGAATTCACAATCAAGCTGACGAAATAGTGTTTCTTGATCTCTAAAATATTTGTTCTTTTGCTCCGGAGTTAGCTTTTCAAATTCTTGCTGTTTCTTGATCTCAGCAGCGAGTTTTGCTTTTTGTTCTGGTGTTTGGAAAAGTCTGTTGATTAGATTTCCAACAGGTTTCAGAATCCAAGACATAAAAATAATAAAAAAACAAACTGCATAAACTCCAACAACCACTGTTAGCAACAGACTAAGCATAAAGCACCTCCCTTGTCTATTTAATATACTTCTTCCGAGGTTGAGTGTCAAGGGTTATTTCGCCTTTTTTTGGGCTAAATCTCATTAAGATTGAAATAACTAAGATTGTGAGTGATTATATAATCGTTGTAAGCGCGAGCGGCGGAGATTTCTGATAGAAAGTAACCTAAATTAATAAGTTTTTTGTTAATACATATATGAGATTGCCATTTGTTTAACGGTTTATACCAAGATACTCCAACATAATTTGAAGAAGTATTTTTTGCTTTTGTTTTATTTCTACTATTCTGCTCATTTGTTACTATTCTTAGATTACTTGGATGATTATTTTGTTTATTCCTGTCCTGGTGGTCAACTATTTCATTAGCTAAATCAATATTGTTAAAAATAGCAAAGATAATTCTGTGATTTCTATAATTTTTCCCATTTACGCGAACGGAATAATATCCATTAAGAGTTAATGTTCCAGCAGCATCGCCAATTTTAATACTATTTGTGTTTGAAACAAGCCGACGAATCCCCTCCGGAATCGTATCGTCCAAATAAAATAATTTCTTCATCTCGGCAGCAATAATAGGTTTAATCTTCATACAATCTCCGTCTTTTATTTATTTTCAGTTCTAAAAGCCCAACAGCTATACATATAGTTTAACCTAAGAATAACCCGTTGTGTAGTCTGAAATAAATATATAATATTACAGAGGTAACTATGCTGTCGAATCTTTATTCATCTCGCATCCAAGAATTTGCAAATGATGGTCGCATCCTTAATAGTGGCAAGATTTACAGCTACATTCTTGGAACAACAATTCCGAAAACCACTTACGTTGACATCAATGGTGAAACTCCAAACCAGAATCCAATAATTCTTGACTCAAACGGTTCCGCATCCATTTATCTCAATGGGAGCTATACATTAGTTCTTACAGATTCTAATGATGTTCTTATCGACACATTGGATATCGCAGGTTCTGGATTTGACACAATTACATCTGGCGGTTCTGGAACATTTGCAGATAATATAGTTCTTTCGGTTAACACATATAGCGATGTTCGCGCATTATCAAATCAATATGCCTGGATATTTGTTCAAGGAAGAGAATTTGCAAGTGATGGTGGACAGGGACTTTTCTATTTGGATCAATCTTCTTCGGAACTTGATGATGATGGTATTACACTAACTCCAAGCACAACTGGCAGATATGTTCGTTATAATGTTACGGATATTTCTCCACTTTGGTTTGGCGGAACATATAACGAATCAATTGAGCAAGGCACCTTCTTAGATAAAGCTGAAATTGCAGCTATCAGATATTCTGCTCCTGTAAAGATTAACGGATCGACATATATCAATCAGAATCATTCAGTTTTATCTGGCGTTGAATACATTTTCACAGACGACGCAAAGCTTGTATCAACTCTTGGTGTTACATTCACATTTGTAGAAGGTTCTAAGCTTCTTGAATGCGGTCGTCGTGTGTTTGGTAATTCTGTCCAGGTTAAGTTTGAAACTGGCTCTGTTGAAATTATAAAGTATTCAATATTCGACGCAGACAATAACGAAGGACGCGTAGCAAAACTTTTGAATTCGTCCACATCTGATTTTCCAATTAAATTTGATGAATCATTCTCAACATCTGTAGCACCTCAGATTCCATCTAATTTCGAATTACTTTATTCTGGTTCTGTTGTAACAATTACCGAGAATACTCCACTATCATTTAAAACAAATTATACAGGCGTTGGTCAGTTATTCTCATATTCATCTGTATTGGCTGTTGGTAATGTTTCTGTTAGTGGATCAACATCTCGTCCTGAATGGTTTGGTTCTGATAACAATATTGCTTTTAATGCATGTGGAAATACCGGAAAGATTAAGTTATCTGATAAAGAATATATTGTTACTGCAACATTTCAAGATACAGATTTGATAATTGTTGGTGAGCCGGAAATCAGTATTTCTCAAACTGCTAAACTAATATTGTCAGCAACTTCTCCAACAGAATTCATATCAAATACAAATACATTTTTGAAGAATGTAACGTTATTGATGACATCTGGTTCTTCAATTGATACAGTATTATTTGCCGCAGATTCTTCATATATTTCAGCTGCCACATCTGGATCAATATCAACTCAGTTTGTCAATATTGATAGCAGCACAATTAGTAATAGAAATATTTTTGTAAATGTTCCAGAATCTGACATATATTTCTCAAATGTTCAAGATTTATCTGATGAATATAAGCGATATTACGAAGGTTTTAGCGCATTCAAAGATGTATATTTGTTGAATGAAATTAGTGAATTTGAACAATTCACCAATTTTCTATCTACTGATGAGAATGGCAAAGTTTACAGCACTCAAACTCCAAATATGGATGCTCTGTCAGCTACACATATTACTGTTGATAGGCTTGATGTGAGGTTTTTGTATACCACATTAATAGAATTCAGATGGCGTAATGTTTTGGGTACTGCATATTGCGAAGTTTATAGAAATGGAGTTCTTCTGTATGATTTACCCGGTCCATTAACAGCGACATATGATGCTACATCTGCTGACGAAGCCACAATAGCAGTTAACATCACCGGTGATGCCATAGGCATGAGTCGTGTGAATCTAACGTCTGCTAACAATGGCATTTCAAGCAGATTCCACGATATCAACATTCTGGCAATGACTGGAAATAATTTTCAGATTGGTGGAGATATAGCCGGAACCGTAATGCTATTTCCTAATGCGCTAACTCCGGGAAAGAATGCCGCAAAGTGTTTCTATTACTACACAATCAAACGCTGGTTCATAAGCTAATACGTCAGCTTAGGGCTCTGGGATCTCGGAAAAGAATTCAGAGCCTGTTAAGTGTAGACTATTCAATAATGTTCAGATTAAAGTGAGTTAGATTATTGGAAATGATGTAGTTATTGTAAGCCAATGCTGCATCTTTTTCTGATTGGAATAATCCAAGGTAAATATTTTTCCCATTAACTCTTATACTGCATTGGAATTGATTTCGGTTTTTATTAAAATACACGCAGATGTACTTTGAGCTAGTGGCTTTCTGTTTTGTTCGGTTTCTTTGATTCTCTGTAGAAGTAACAATTCTTAAATTATTTGGATTATTGTTTTGGGTATTACGGTCTATATGGTCAACAAGTTGGTCTACAGTTAGGTTTATATTATGGAATATTGAGTAAATGATTCTGTGATTTTTATACAATTTTCCATTAATTCTGGTTGAATAATATTGGTTTCCAGATTTACCATCCAGGCCTCCGGCAGGCTCTCCACAGCACTTAACAGTTACTCTATCAACCTTCCATGCAAGTCCATTTGGTATACTTGAATCCAAGTAAAACATCTTCTTCAACTCTTTAACATCTGGTAATAATTTAGCTTTCATTTCGTAATCCTTTGTCTTACCATTATTATAACATTGGCGTAAATTAAAGTCACCTTGGAAGATTGTAGATAAATATGTAATATCAGAGGTATAAAATGGCAGGTTTTCTTTTACCGTGGTTTTTTCAACAGTTTAGAAATGAGAACGGACTTCCGCTGGCTGGTGGAAAAATATTTACATATGTATCTGAAACATCAATACCTAAGCAGACATATTATGATATTGATTTGGAACAGCCTTGCCCAAATCCAATTGTTCTGGATTCCGCAGGATTTGCTCCTCAGTATTTTCTTGAGGGTGGCGAATATACTTTTGTGATTAAAGATTCACTGGATCAGACAGTTGCTACACGAGACCATGTCCTCGGTGCTGCCAGTTCAGGTGGTACCACATCTGCCGAGTATCAGATCAAGATTGATGGCGATGATGTTGGTCCTGGATACATTTATGACAAGTTGCAGGATTCGGCAACGGTTACTTGGGATAAAACGGCCACTAAAATAATTGCCAATGCTACAGGTTTGGCGATTGATTCTTTCAAAGTGAAAGCAACGTCTGCTGACGCATCTCCGTCATTTCTTTCAGATAAGTTGTCAAGTTCAGATACGATTGCTTTGACAATATCTGGTGACAAACTCAAAGCTGATTATATCGGTTCCAATAAAGTTCAGACTACAGAATCAGATACAGCTGACTATTTGGAAACAAAATTTTCAAATTCCCCTACCATTACTTGGACAAATGATGGTCTTGTATTAAGTGCTAACGTTACAAATGAAGGTAAGACACAAGTAGATTCTTCCGATATTCCTGGATATATTTCAGATAAAATTAAAGCTGGGTCAGGAATAGTTTTATCAGAACTTGAAGATATTAATGGAAAACACATATACATTTCTACAACCAATTCTACAAATAGCGGACAAGTAAAAACTACTGTAAATGATTCTCTTGGCTATTTGTCATCAAAACTTGTAGCTGGTACTGGTATAACTCTTTCTGCTAATAACAATCAAATTAAAATCACATCAGAATCCAGTCCATCTGCAGCGTTAGGATATGTTTCTTCAATTTTACCATTTACTTCAGCTATACGTGTTACAGATACCGCTGTCACTGCAATAACATCAATTATAATTTCTGCAGGAGTTTGGGATATTCAAGGGAATGTGCTTGGTTATATCTCTCCAGTAACATCTTCTGTCAATACTCCAGGAATCAACTCAAATATAGCCACAACAGTCGCGTTTGTAAACGATGGATATGAAGGATATGCATCGCACACCGTTGTCACAGGCTCTACAAGGTCCACTCCTCTTACTCGTAGACGAATCACGGTAGCAACAAACACAACGCTTTATTTGGTATCACAGGCTCGTTTTGGAGAATTTATATACTGTGACTTTTGGGGAAACATAACAGCACAGCAGGTATTGTAATGATTTTCAGCGACGAATCAATTGAATCAATCAATCAAAATTTTAATGATATTTCTTCTGGTTGGCTTTGGGCAGACATAGATGTATACGATTATGAATATCGACACATTTATGCCCAACCTATTTCCGTTGAGGCCGCTACCTTATATGATCTACGCTTTCAATTATCGGCAGCAACTATAGTTATAAGAAAATCAGAGACGGCAAATTCGGAAATACTATGGGCTGGTTACTGCGAACTAATTGAAGAAATTCCATTAAATCCTTTGGTATGGAATGATAAGTATAAAACATATGATTTAGAATTAATTAATGGTGTTACTCAACAGGTTGGTATGGAATTTTATCTTCCGTATGTACATAATGAATCTGGTGAATTAATTGAAAATGGTCGTGCGGTATTCATTACATCAGGAACAGATGATGATTCCTTGCATATTGCTAAAGCAGATAAAGGGAATATATCTGGTAAGTATGTAATTGCTGTAACGACACAAGATATAGCCAATGGTGAATATGGTTATTGCACAAAGTATGGTGAAGTTCGTAATATTGATACTTCCAATCTTATTGCCAATGAACCATTTTATCTAGATCATGATGGTACATTTACATCTGCCAGAGCGGACTTTCCAGATTATTCAACAAGAATCGGATACTGTACAATTTCCCACCCGACATCTGGCCAAATATACGTTGATGTAGTATCTGAAACCTCAATTGAAGATATCTACAATGTACAGATAACCAATCCAAAAGAAGGTGATTCGTTTATCTATGAGAATAACCGTTGGATTAACCGTAACTTTGGTGATATTTCTCATGATCCAACAGGGTTTGCCGCACCAGAATCGGTAACAGTATCCTATGATGAATCAACAAGATGTGTAACTTTGTCTGGTACAGTTGAAGCGTATTGGAGAGGGAATGTTATACCTTCTCTATCTGCTGGATGGTGTTCAGAACCTCACACGCTTGGAGTATCGGCCACACAGTTTCTTTATTATAATGGAACTAATTTCATATGGTCACCTGTTCCTTGGACATTTGATCAGTTACAGATTGCTGCAGTATTCTATGATTCAAGAGGAATATACCAGTTTACATTAAGAGAATGTCACGGTATAATGCAACACCAAGTTCACCAAGAATTCCACATAAACATTGGCACTTATCTGATTGCGGGTGGTGATTTAACAAATTATACTCTCGGATCTACAGTAGCCGCAAATCGCAGGCCGGATATTTCGCAGATAAGAATTGCGGATGAGGATCTGGAAACAATCAACTTAGGATTGTCTACAAAAAATTACCAGCAGTTTTCGCTCTCAGGAGCAAGTGCTGATATTCGTTTCACTTCAGCAAATGATGTTGTTGGGCTTACAGGAAACCAGCCGATAGTTAATACGTATACTGGCGGCGTATGGGGCAATACACCATTAGCAAATAAAGAACATGCCGCTATATTCGTAATGACAATTCCTCAAGCATTGGATACCAAATCTCAAGCAAAACGGTTTGTATTTGTTCAGCCACAGACATCAAATGCTTCATTATCTTTGATTCAGGCATTATCCCCAAATGATCTAAACCTTGGTCAATTATCTATACAAGTCCCGGAATATTTGTTTATTGGTAAAATCATTGTAAAGTATCAAGGTGGTAACTGGACTATAGTTTCTGTTGAAAAGATATCTGGAAGTAAAGCAAACCAATCTTTGATAGCTGGTGGATTCTTATCTACTGTATCTGTTGGACCATCTTTGTCAGGAAATGGAACTCCAGCATCACCAATTGATTTGCTTGATAGTAAGACTCCCGGGACATATACAAAAGTCGTTACAGATCATTATGGTATTGTCACATCTGGTGGAAACTTACTAGCATCAGATATACCAAATCTTACACAATATCAGAACAAGTCTGAGAAAGGTGTTGCTAATGGATATGCTGCTGTTGATTCAAATAACAAAGTATTCACATCAGCAATCCCAGATTTCATTCTAGGTCAGCTCAAATATATGGGTACTTGGAATGCTTCATCAAACATCCCATTGTTGACAACCGCTACCGCGACTTCTGGTCAATTCTATATTGTTAACGTATCCGGAACAGCTATACCGCAAGGGCTGAATCCAAATACATCAGCTTCTCTATGGCCAGCAGGAAATGTAGAATGGAAAGTTGGGGACTGGATTGTATATGATGGAATATATTTCGATAAAATTGATAATACTTCCGAAATATATTCATGGAATGGAAGACTTGGTGCAGTTGTACCTGTAGCTGGTGATTATACCGCAGCAATGGTTACACAAGATTCATCAAACCGATTTGTGACTGATACTCAAACATCTAACTGGAATTTAGCATATACATCAGCACATAATCATTTGAATAAATCCACGCTTGATCTAATCAATCAAAGCGTTAATACTTCAGCATCTGTAGTATTTTCATCGGTTTCTGCTACAAATATTTCCGCAGTTACATTGAATGTCGGAAATGTTTCTAACACTGAGATCCAATATCTTGATTCGGTTTCTGCTAATATCCAGAATCAGCTATTAACATTATCTGGAACCAAAGCTGACAAGGCAATCACCATCTCAACCGGAACAATGCTTTCGGGTGGTGGCGATTTAAGTACCAACAGAACCATCTCTCACCAGACCGTAGGA